GCTTCGTTCCTGGTTAGGCTGCCGCAGATTGCATCATGGTTGTATGATTCGTCGCCAATCTCTCCGGATTCGCTATTGGGGTTATCGAAATAATCGTCATCGGGAACAAGCCGGAGACGGTCACCGGGTGTAAGGTCCAGTGGATTGCTAACACGGTTGCCGGAGAGGTCGGGGTCAATCTCAACCGTCCCGGCGTTTTGTTGTTTCATCCGCTCTATCAGCGCGAGCCGTGCCACTTCAGCAACAGCATTACTTTTTGCCTTTGTCGAGTTGACACTGAATGTGCTACCGTAGTCGATATCAGTTCGCTCTGCGACACCCATGACTCGGGCATCAGCGCCGCCGCCTTTGTTGAACCAACTCAGTGGGTTGTTCTCAAGTTTTGGAGCGTCTTCCCATGCTCCCATAACGATGACCTTTTTGATCGGTTCCCGCCCGTGGCTGATGTTTGGGTCTTTGTACCTCCAGACCCGATGGTCATCCGGCGCGGCAATGTGTCTCATTTCGTTGGCTTCAGGCAACCCGATAATAAGCTCTCCTTCTCGATTTACCCACGACTTCAGCCTGAACTTCTTGTTGAGTCGCTGTACTGCGTTTTCGGGGCTAATCTGGTCAAAGTCAACCGCATAGTCAGATTGCACCACTGCTGCTGTTTGGTCTGCTTCAGCAGATTGGTTCTGAATAGCAGACCCCCGATTAGTAATAGGACCGCTCCCGTAGAGAGTTCGTACTTGTGACTCTGGAAACGTGAAGTTGTCGTCAGTGAGGTCTGGAATTAGATCATTAGAAGCAGAAGAAATGACCTTTTTGTATATTGACTTTAGCTCAACAGCGTTCCGCTGTATGTCTACAACTCCGTCGGCGAGGCCTTTCTGAAGGTCGTGAAACTGAATGTGAGTGAACTCGCTGGTGTAGTCAACCCAGTCAGGGCGAAACAGTAGTCGCTGGATTGTGGTGCCGTTGTAACATATTTCTACCGGCTCAAGTCCGTAAAGAACGCCCCGCTCGTATCGGGTGTGGGGCTTCATTTCTTCGCCGACTTCCCACGGAAGGGTTGCTCGGCAAAAATCGTACTTGTTTCGAGAAAGTTTCAGGCTTATATCAACTGGACGGAACTCAAACGGGTCGCCGTCGTTAATTCGAGGAAACCGAATCGTCCAGTTGTGATCGCAAGCCATTGTTAGCCTTCTTTTAGCCGTTCGGGCGTTCTGTTCTCTCCCATAATTTCAGTCACGATTTCATTTTTGCCCGTATCGTGTTCGTCCCGGCCAGTCGAAACGAGGTCCATCGTAAACTCGAACATCCACTGGCGGGTATGTGGGTCGAAGCCTTTCTGTTTTCCGAGTTCTCCCTTCTTGATGTAACACTCCATTCCGCCACTCGGCGTGAGCGGGGAGAGGACGTCAACTTTGCCGCCGTAGTCGAGAAGTCCCTGGAAAAGGCTGATTTCGCCCTGAAGAAGAACACCCGTGACGTGAAACTCTCTATTTTTTATCGACTTGATAGAAACCGATTCGCCGCCACAGTTGCCCCCGTATCGGGTTAGTTTTTTCTTTTTCATTTGTGTGAAGCTCTCAGGATAAAACTCCGGAGCAAAACTCCACACTGTGTCTGCGGGGTCAATCTCGAACCCAAGTTGTGTGTTTGGGTCCGAGGAAGTATATTCAATCTCGTCCGTTGGTTCGCCGGGCGTGTATCCCGAGTGTCTGAGAGAATGGGGCATTATCTATTTCTTGGTGGGGTGTCAGAACTTCCCGAAGATGTCTCAACGGGAGGAAGACTCTGTGCGTCTTCAGTTTCTCCCACCCGCCTTACTGTGTCTTCCATCGCTTTCTGTGAAGCGTAGTCATTGCCACCGTGGTTGTTAATTTCGTAGGAGCGGTTATCGTTGTAGACCGTCGTAGAACCACCGACACCGCCACTCATACCAGAAACGCGACCATTGCCGCCAGATGGTCCGCTGCGAGACATCCGGTCTGCGGCCCAAACACCAGCGGCAATAGACCCAACAGCAAATGCACCAAGAGTTAGTGCAGAGAGCGTGGTGATAAGGGCCTCACTTGCGAATACAGCACTCCACAATGAAGTAATCAGACCCCAAAGTTTGCCCACAAGGAAGGCAATGCCTCCAGCGATACTACTAATAATACCCCCACTACCGAAACTCGCTAATGCGGTCAGTGCGGCATAGAGAGCGGTAGTTAGTTTCCATGTAGTGAGGATTAATGTTCCAAAGACCGTCACTGCAACAAGTAGCCCGACAATAAATTTGTTGTTTAAGAACCCGGTTACCGTGGCAATAATTTCGAACAGGGGTCTGAACGCAGAGACAATTCGGGAAATTGCCATCGACAGATTGTAGGCAATTGCAGCCAAAGAGAGTAGGCTACTCCCGAGGTTTATGATTAACTGTTGGTTTTCTGAAGCGGCTTGAATAAGCCACTCAAAGAAATCCAGTAGGCCAGAACCGATAAGGCCGCCGAAGCGAGTCGTCAGTTGACTAATCGCTTGCTCGTTCTCTACAATGATGTCTACCGATTCTTCCATCCCACCTGCAAGAGCGGAACCAAGCTCGAAGAGAGTGTCTTCGTAGACCGTCAGACCTTCTATCTCTTCGAACACGCCATCAAGTCGTTCAGGGATGGCGTCAAACATCCTCGACTGAATCGGCGCGAACTGTTGCATCGTCGGCTGTGCGACCTGGAACAGTTCTTCCTTCAGAGAGCGAATCTGTTCTTTCGCCTGGGCAAAGGAATCAGCCATAGACTCTCCATGGCCGAGCAGTCCAAGTCCCATTATCGCACCACCAGCAACGGCAACGGACCCCATTGCGGCAGCTACACCAAGAAATTGCGTACCAAGGGCAGCAACAATTGGAATCAGCGCGGCAAGTAGTTGCATATACTTGCCCATCGTGGGCTTCAGTCTGCGCAACTTAGAACCGAAAGCATCAAAACTATCAAACGTCTCTTCGATAACTTCTGATGAAATAGACCCACGCCTGAACGAAAATCTATCAGAATCTTTGTCGGGAATGGGAACATCGTTGGTTGCATCGATGTCAGTTTCCGACTTTTTTGCTCTGATTGCCCGCTCAAGACTAACCGTGCCGAGCTTATCGGTTTTAACAATAATGTCTCGACCGTGGAACTTCTTCTGCGCTGCGAGCCGCTTTTCTAACTCGGCCCGGCTTGGATTTTTGCCGTAGACGCCAGCTTTGCTTGCTTTTCTCTGAAGTTGATTCCAAGACAAGTCGCTAAAGTCAGCATCGTCGCGCAGTCCAAGGCTTTTGATGTTTTTGGGGTCAAAGCCATAATGCTCTCCAACTTGCCGTTTAAACTTTTGTATGTCAAAGTCGGGAGGAATGGTCCCATCAGAATCGTTACCGCCGTCGTTACCGCCCGCGACGTTAAGGTCAATTTCGCCATCGAGGGCATCATCGAGCTTATCTGCGACCCCATCAAGGTCATCAACAAAACCGAGATTCCCGACCTCAATACCGGCAAGTGCGTCAGTAAAGTCTTCTATCTCGTCAGTGATGTTGCTGATATCGGCATCGAAGTCAATGTCAAGGTCATCAGCAATCACCTCAAGACCCTTTAGCGAGGACGCAACGGCACCGATTTTACCCGTGGCCTTACTCGCGTCAATGTCAAGGTCTATTTCAACAGCCATTAGTTAGAATCGTGGACTTCGTGGTCGGGATTCAGTTCTTTATTGATGTACCGCACTGTCTCTTCCTGCTCTATCTTAGAGCCGGGAGAGCTACCCGGACTCCCACTGCCTGCGCCACCAGATCGGGCGTTACGAGAACGGCCATTGCCTCCACGCTGTTGCCGCACCTCTTCGCGCTTGCGTTCTTGTTCTTCGGCTTCTTTCTTTTCGGCGGCGTCGAGGACTTGATTCTGAAACGGGGTCAGGTCCCCTATGTGGTCAACTCCCGGTAGGTCAGTGATGCCTCCAGAGTGGCTTTCTATCCGGTTCTTGAAACTACTTGCCGCCCCCGTCTCTGCGAAAGGATTCTGCCTTGTCAGCATCAGACGAGATTTCCAACACCCGCTCGGCGATAATCAGCGACTTTCCGCCCTGAAGCATCGAGACAATTTCCTTTACGCCTTCTTCATCTTCGCCTTTCGCAATACCTTGAGAGGTATCGATACCCATGGCAGCGGCCTTGTGCATGATTTCCACGAAGGCTTCATCAAACTGGCCGGGATCGATAGTGTCACTGGTTTCGTCTTTTCCATCTTCGAGGGCTTCCTGTGCCTCTTCGGGGTCAAGATCGAGGCGGTTCTCAAGGAACGCCGCGATGGGCAAGAACTCTTCGTCGGTCAGCGGACGAACGTAGAGTTCTCCCTCCATTTCGTAGTACGTGAAGTCGATAGATGACCGGAACTGGTCGCCTCGAAGAGCCATCTCACGCAGACGGCTAATGTTAACGTCGCTACTCTCTTCGGTTTCTGCTTCGGTGTTCTCGGACATGAATGAGTTTGTTTCGGTGAGGAAATCGGCTAACTAAAGTTTAAAGAGAAGAAAACCGATAAGGGGGTGGTGCGCTACTGTTCGGGCTGGTCGCTGGCGCGATCCATTGCCACCCAGTCGAACGCCGTCTCGGTGGCCTCTTCAGAACGCACTTCGTAGCTTTCCGACGTCGCCAGAACGTGTTTGTAGAGTTCGGACTCGTCGTTGAGGCCGTGGTTGATGTTGATGGTCACGGGCATCGGAACGCCGTGGTCGTCATAGAGGAAGTTCACGATAGACTTCGAGATGGTGTCGCCCTCTTCGGCACCCTCACTGGAGTCAGGGACTTCTTTCGTGACGTGGGACCCCTTGAACATCATCGTACCCGAGTACGAGATGCTGGTAATGGAATACCCACTGGCCTTCAGCGACGATTCCCGAATCTCGGAAACTTCGACCTCCTTGGTCGTGTCCACGCGAGAAATTGGAATCTCGATATAGCCAGCCGGAAGGTCTTCTCCACTCCCGATACTCCCGTCGTAGTGCGTCACCGCCTGGTCAGACCCCCGCGAAATGACCAGCGTGATGTTCGCAGCAGATTCGATACGGTCAACAGTGCCATTTCGTGCCATGATAAATTAAATTTTGGAGAATTAAGTCTTATCCGCCATTTCCGATAGTGACAGTGTTCTCGATGAAGCGAAGCGGCTCAACGAGATCAACACTCATCTCCAGACCGGCGGTGGTCGCGTCCTCTTTCTGGACGTTGACCGTATAGCTGATGACAGCCTGGGACTCCTGAAGGCGAGTCAGAGACTCACTGACCATTCCCTCCAGCGTGTTCCTGACAACCGCACTGTTCAGCTTGCCGATGAACGGCTTCTGATTATCGCGGGTCGTCTCGATGATGTAGTCGGCCACCAGTCGGTTAAAGCCGAACTGGAGATTCTGTTCATCCGTGTTCGAGTCCGACACCGTAGTCGGGTCATCCACAACACGAACGCCGCGGGCTTCGTCAGCCAGCGGAACGGTGTCCTCGTCAATCAGACTGCCTCGCTCGGCGCGGTTGAGCGTGACCGCGAGGCGCTTGTTCGTACTGAGGCGCTTGTTAATGGGCGTGGTCGTCAGACCAAGCTGGGCCTTGAATCCGACGTAGGCCGCAATCGCAGAGGTGTTGTCCTCAAACCGCGTCGGATAGACAACTTGCGTCCGACTGTCGTCGTACTGAACCGTGTAGGTCGTGGGGTCCAGACGAATATCTGCACCGCCAACGGCGAGTGCGAGGCTATATTCGTCTTCCATGTTGTCAACGGCAAGGTTGGCGTCGTCCACAACGTTCGAGTTCTCTGACAGGGGAGCGAGGAAGTTGATGACCTCAGGGACCGTATCGACCACGACGTCGATAGCACTTTGGTAGTCAAAGTGGTCGTAGTCAAAACTCAGGGACGTACCCGGAGTCGATTCCAGTTCGACGTTCGCCCGGACGGGGTTCACATAACACTCGCCAGCAGCAGGCGAGTACGTGGACACATCATCGTAGACGATATTGACCGTCTGGTCCGTGCCGCCAAGCGTGACCGTAATGGAGTCTTCGTCTTCACGAATCGGCTCATTGTCGAAGCTAACGGTCGTGCTGGAGGCGCTGTCGTGGCTCTCGCCAGTAACAGTTGTAGACTCCGCGACAGCCGCATAGACAGGGAACGCCCCCTCGTTGAGAGCGTCAATAACTCCCTGGGTCAAGAGACTCGAATCCTTGGGGCCGAACCACTCGACCGCCTTGGATGCACGAGTCACTTGATAGACTTTGGTGACGTCAGCCGGATTCGTCGCGTTAGCGAGGTCCGCCTGACCAACGATAGCAACGTCACTCGGAACTTCACCCGACGACGGCACGACAGCCGAAGAGGTGAGGTCCGTGATGATGCCAGGTTCTTGGTGGTCGCCGTAAGTAGTCATGTTGAATTACTGAGAATTAAGGATTGAACGTGAACGTATCAATCACTTGTTCAAGCGTATCTTCCTGCGTGTCACTTGGCGTTCGAGTGACAGTATGGTCGCCGTGGAACCGAGCGGAAAACATCAGTTCCGCTTCTTTTGGTTCCGTGAATTGGTGCGTCGGATTCCCGTCAGCGCCCAATCTGCACTGCTTTAGGCCGTCGTGAAACGTTTGTGGGTTTTCACGGAGCAGCCGAAGCTCGTGTTTTGCGTCTTCTTTGAGCCTGCTAACATCGACTTCATCCGAGTGACGAACAAGAAACTCGACACGGGTTCTGAAACTAAAATTCAGATACCATTCGTGTTCGAGACTCCCGTCGTTGTCGAAATCGCCGGTTGCTTCGCCAGCCTTTGCCGAGTTGTTGAAGTTAAAGTCGTTAGTGTCCCAATCATCTATAATAATGACCGGAACTGGACGTTCATCCTCTAAAGAAACAGTCCTGACCGGAACCGATAAGGCCGAGGACAGGTACGACTGAAGGCCACTGATTAGTTCTGTTTCGTCCATGAAAGAATTACTTCAACCCGGCGGCGCGGAGTTCGCGTTCCATCTGTTTTTCGACCTTTTGCTTCACCAGAAGCGGGCCGTACCGCTGGAGATACTGCTCAGTTGTCTCCATAAAGCCGATGCCGGGGTAGCCATCTCTTTCCAGCCCTTCTTTAACAGCAAACGCCGTGATAACGATACCGGGGCTGTACTCAGCGGCCAGTGCAGCCAACTGGGGGTCCCACTCGTTCACATCAGCATGGGCCGCCGATTCTTGCGCGTCGGCGTTTGGCGTAAGCTTGTCGTCAACCCACGGGATGATGTCCTGAACTGACGGAGAGCTACCGGGCTTTAGGCCCTTTTCGTTGATTCGGGCGTGGGGAGCATCGTTTCTGATTTTCCCCTTCCAGTGATAAGACCGGCTGAACTGGTTTTCCGTTGTGCTGAACCCCTGCTTGAGAGTCCCGCGCCACACGCGGTCAGCAGATAGCACAGCGTCTCGGGCCTTGTCTTCACCTTTCCGCATCATCCACTCACCGGATTCTTCCAGTCCTTCTTTTAGCCCCCTTCGAAGTGCTGGACCCACCCGGTCAGCCTTCTTGACATCAATGTCGATGTCAATATCGTCAGACACGCTACTCACCTGCTTCGTCGTGAATGATTGGTTCTCCGAAGAACTCGACGTGGGTGTCGTAGGACGTGTGGGCCTTTACTTCGTAGTCTTGTCCATCGTAGACAAGCACGTCCTCTTCAGCGGGCGGGTCAGGCTGGTCGTTTCCAACCGGTACGAGGAACACAGGTCGGTCCCGCATCCGATCACCAGCGTTGGACTCGACTTCCGTATTCCGGTTCGGATAGGTTTTGAACGCGAGAACGTGCCTATCGGATACGTACTCGTCAGTCATGTTTCCGAAGTCGTTTTGGCCCGTTTCGCTTTGCACTTTCACTTCGGCCAGTTTGCCCATCCGGTGAATCTGCGCCACGACCTGTTTACCGCCGTAGGTCATAGATCAGAGCCGCCAACGTCAGTAGTACTTCCTCCGCTCTGGTCGCCAAAGCTGTCCGGCTCGTATTCGCGGTTAGTTCTTGACGGAGCAGTAGACTGGACAATACTGGTCGCCTTGATTGACTTCAGGGCGGACTTTGCGTTCCGATACCACGTCGTTACGTCGTCGTCTGCCTTTGCCAGTAACGTCTTCTGGTCAACTGCTCCCGCCTGTAAGTCCTGAGAATCGAGTTCTCCGGTCTGGACTTTCGAGAAAAGACAGGTGTACCAGAACAGCGCCTCTTGCCCCCCCGGCTTATCGGTTTCGAACCAGTCGTAGTCGGCGTCGAGGTTCTTTTTAACTCGGATGTGTCGTTGTGCAGTCCGATACGCCGTGTCGAGGCCGTCATGTGAGAGGACTCTAATAGACGTGTAGCCGGTAAATTCACGCACGTCCTCTTTTAAGTCTTTTTCGTTTGAAACCATAGTGATTCAGACGGCCTCAGTTAGGCCGGTCTACTTGACCCGAGTCGCCGTGACTTCAACGGCGGCAAGCGGGTCAGCCATGCGGCACCCGTAGTCGGCCTCGGCGTTCGCACCGAGCAGGTCGCCCGGCGAACGCACAACCGCACCGTTCGGTCGCGTGACCTGGACGGGGCGCTCTTCGAGGAACTTGATGGGCGAGTCGTTCTGCGCCTGCGTGACGTAGAACTTGTCTCCCGCCATCCACGGCGACTCCACGAGGGAAACGCCGTCAATAACGATATCGAGGTCCTGAACATCCGCAGACCGCATACCGTTCGCCATCGGGACGTGGTACTGCGCGTCCCACGAAAGCTCGTCGCGGAGACTCCGCTTGAAGCTGTTCGAGACGAGGGCAACAAACGGTCCTTCCATCCCGTGGTGGGTGAGGTGGCGCTTGGCCTCTTCGATGTGTTCGTGAGCCTCGTAGTCAGTGTCGTCGTTGCCATCGTCATCGAAGAGTTCGTCGGTATCCCCGAAAACGTGGTCGTGGGAATTACTGAAGCTGTATTCCCCGTAGTCCTTGATGTCGTACCAAGCACCCGAACCGTCGATGATGCCGTTCTGAAGGGTAGAGTAGATAAGCTGTTCCTCGGTGTTCTTCGCACCCGAGAGCAGGTTGCGGAGCTTGCGGAGAATTTCCTCCGACGGCGTACGACGCACGTACTTCTGCGTCATGCCGAGGGACTTCGAATAGGTCGTCCCGCGGATGGTCATCCACTTGCCGTCGCTCTCTTCCTGCCGCATCGCACGGGGCTGTTCACCTTCAGAAAGTTCGTCCCAGTACACGTCGTCCTGTTCGGCTTCCTGATAGAACGTCTGCTCAGAGACAGTCTCCGCGAACATCTCGCGGAACGGCTTCTCCGCATCGTTGTAACGGTCGATGAGGGCGCGAGCCTTTTCGAGCAGGTCATCAATAGGCACACCGTCAGCGGTGTGCAGTTCATGTCGTCGTGCCATTTGAAATTAAGAGTTAAGTTAGCTGTATTGAGTCTTCAAGCGGTAGAGTAGTCAGCGTCCACTTCAAGGAACAGCCGATCCTTGGAGACGTTATTCGGATTCACGCCGCCGTCCATAGTCGTGCAGGCAACGCCAAGCACCTGAACCGCCTCGCCAGCGGTCGACGGTTTGGTCTGCGTAAAGCCACCGCCAACGCTGAGATACACCGGCTCACCGGGCGTGAAGTCGGTGTCATCGTCGTCGTTGACCATCTCGATGCCAGAGCGAACGACCGTCGCCCGGTCGCCCGCAAGGGTCCGATCTTCCTTGTAAATCTGCTCTTCCACGTCATCCCACGGGTGCTGGGTGACGTTCGAAAGGTCACTCGGCATGACCTCACGGGGGAAAAGGACACCAATAGCCTGAATCGGTTCAGTGCCGTCGTCACTTGCATCAGCCGCCGCGTCGGCCTGCACAAGCTGGGGCGGGTCAACGGTGGTGTCGATACCGACAGGTACGCCCTGGTTCTCACCAGTGACCTGCACATTATCGATACCAGTTCGGTTGAGAGGCTGTTCCTCG